GCAGTGCATGTGCAAGAACTCACAGTTGATCCCCGTTTGCCTGTCTGCCTTGCCGTTGACTTCGGATACAGGAACCCTGCTGTCCTGTACTTTCAACATGTGCCCTTCTGCAAGCAACACGGCACAAAGAACTGCATACACATCATTGATGAAGATCAACCTTCAAACTGCAGCACAAGGCAACTTGTTCAACTGATTGAAGACAAGTGCAAGCGCAAGGCCTTCAGAAGGGGCATTGCGTATGTTGACCCTGCAGGGGCTGCTGCATCAATCGTTGAAGGCTATTCTGATGTCAGCCTGTTGAAGGGGGCAGGGTGGAAAGTTGTTGCCACCTATGATCCGAGAAAAAGGTGGATTCCCTACGGGATCGATCAAATACGTCTGAAACTGAAGCCACACAACAGCCCTGCAGAACTGTACATTGACAAGGCCCTGAAACATGAAAGGGGCATCACAAGAAGTCTGCAGGCTTCAAAATATCCTGACAAGCAGGCAGGCACACAGGCAAACATTCCCTTGAAGTGTGGAGTGTATGATCATGCCCGTGATGCCCTTCGGTATGCTGTCATTGGTCTTGAAAACAAGGGGGTCAAAACACTGTGATTGTGACACTGCAGCAGGCAAACGCGGCCTGCAATCTTGCTGCCAGGTGGTATGCAGAGAGAAACAACAGACCTTTTGAAGGGTGGGGCAGTGACTGCACTGACCGCTCCAAAATGCCGTGGTTTCTGGACTGCATGAACAAGGCCTGCCTTCTGCTTGCCTTTGAACAGGGCACTGCCTTTGCTGCCCTGTGGGGGCGTTGCATGCAAGAAACAGGGGCTGCCTGGTATGATCAAGAACAGAAGTCAGATGAAGAGTGTGAAAGGTTGTACGGCTATCAGACAAGCACGGGGCAGAACCTTGGCAACACTGAACCGGGTGATGGGGCACTGTTCAAGGGCAGGGGTGTCATTCAACTCACAGGGCGCGCAAACTATGAAAAGGCACAGGCAAGGTTCAATGTGCCCTTTGTGACTGAACCTGACCTTGTCATTGAACCTGTGAACGCTGCCCGGATTATTGTTTGGTACCTTGTAGAAGAAATGCCTGCAAGGCACGGGTGGAACACTCCCTACCCCTGGTTGATTGACAGTGACCTGTCCCTTGAAGAGAAAACCTACAGGGTCAGTGCTTGTATCAATTGGGGCTTCTTTCAACCCTGGAATAGGCACCCTGCCAAGGAGCAGATTCACGGTTGGCCTGAAACTCTGATGTATGCACAGGCAATGTCTGACATCATAGGCTTGAAGCCATGAACCCCCTGAAAGACATGAATCCCCTGTTGTTTGAAGGTGACTGCCTTGAACTGATGCAGTGCCTGCCTGACTGTTGCATTGATGCAGTTGTCACTGACCCACCCTACGGGCTGTCCTTCATGAACAAGGGATGGGATCATGCAGTGCCCCCTGTGGCAGTGTGGCAAGAATGCTTCAGGCTGTTGAAGCCTGGGGGGCACCTGTTAGCGTTTGCGGGCACAAGGACACAACACAGGATGTGCTGCAACATTGAAGATGCAGGCTTTCAGATCCGTGACATGATTGCATGGGTGTACGGTTCAGGCTTCCCAAAAAGTCATGACATCAGCAAGGCAATTGACAAGGCAGCAGGGGCAGAAATTGAATATGTTGCACATCCTGCCTATGCAAAAAACAACGGCAACAAAGCCAAGGGCAAGTTTGGTCAATGCAACAGAAAGCATGACATCAGGTGCATACCTGTGCCAACAACAGACATTGCAAAACAGTGGCAGGGGTGGGGCACTGCCTTGAAGCCTGCCTTTGAACCTGTAACGGTAGCAAGAAAGCCCCTTGAAGGCACAGTTGCAGAGAATGTGTTGCAGTACGGCACAGGGGGCTTGAACATTGACGGCAGCAGGATTGATTCACCTGACAACCCTGTCAACAGGTACCCTTCAAACTTCATTCATGACGGCAGCCCTGAAGCAGTGGCACCCCTGCAGGGCAATCAGAGGTTCTTCTACTGTGCAAAGGCAGATCAAGCAGACCGTGATGCAGGCCTGTCAAAGGCAATCAGCACAGGCCCTGAAAGAAGCAACAGAGAAGACATTGACAACCCCTACATAGGCACAAGATCCCCTGCAAGGAACAATCACCCCACAGTCAAGCCCCTTGCCCTGATGAAGTACTTGTGCAGGCTTGTCACACAACCAGGGGGCGTTGTTCTTGACCCCTTCATGGGTTCAGGCACAACAGGCAGGGCTTGCCTTGAAGAAGGCTTCATTTTTGTGGGCATGGAAAAAGATCCTGAGTACTTCAAACTTTGTCAGCAAAGGGTGACAAGGGTGCAGTTGCCCTTGTTTGGGGGGCTTCTGTGAGCAAGTACGAAGATCTTTTTGCCCTTCAAGCAGAAGCAGCAGGCCTGACCTTTGAACGGCAGGTCAGGTTGATACCTATTCAGAGAACAAAGCCCTTGCACAAGAACAAAGACCTGAAGACAAGGCACAAGGTTGACTTCTTGTTCAGGTCTGCAGGCATTGTTCTTGAAGTGCAAGGGGGCACATGGTCAGGGGGCAGACACACCAGGGGCAAGGGGTATGAAGGGGATTGCCTGAAGCAAGCCCTGTTGCAACTTGAAGGGTTCACAGTGTACTATTGCACAGGGTCACAAGTAGAGTCAGGGCAAGCAATTTCATGGGTCAGGGAAGCGATAGACAATGACAAGAAAAGCAAGACCCCCTGCTGCTGCAGTGGCAGAAGCAAAGAAGATGTTGAAGTGGCGCGACAAGTACGGCAGAAAGCAAGTCAAGGGTGCGACAAGGGTGGGGTGGACAAGGGCACAACAACTTGCCAAGGGGCGCGCCCTGACTGAAGCCACAGTCAGGAGAATGGCAGCCTTTCAACGACACAGAAAGAATGCAGAAGTTGATGACAGGTACAAAGGGACACCCTGGAAGGACAGGGGGCGCGTTGCCTGGGGCACCTGGGGCGGTACAAGCGGGGTCAACTGGGCAATCAGAACTGTCAAGAAGTGGAACAGAGAAGACAAGCAGAAGGCAGCAAAGAAACGTCAGAACAAACGGGCACAAAGAAGAAGGAAGCGGCAAAGATGAACATCACAAGTGAAATGTTGCAGGCCCTTGTCAGGTCACAGGAACAGACAGACCGCCGTGAATACGTTGCAGGCCTGCTTGACATCTTCACAGGTGATTGGGGGCACCTGCTTGACGCTGAATTGCAGAAGTTGTTCCTGCCTCAGACGTATGAAAGGCTTGCACTCAGGGCTGACACTTCAATCAATGTCTTCAAGCAGGCTGCAGAACAGATCGCTGCAATCTATTCACGGCAGGTGACAAGGACAATTGACAATGACCCTGCCCCCTTTGACGTGTTTGCAGATCTTGACATGGCTTTCTTCTCTGCAGACCAAACTGCCTTTGTGTGTCAAGAAGTCTTTGTCAGGCCTTTGTATGACCCTGACAGGGGTGTCATCACAGTTGACCTGTTGACCCCTGACAGTGCCTGGGCAATGCCTGCAGACCTTGACCCCCTGGGCCTGAAGTTCCTGATGTATCAAAGGGGTGAACAGTATGTTGTGTGGACTGCAAGCAATTTTGCAGTGTATGACAGAGACTTCAACCTGTTGCCTGACCCTGACAACCCTGACCACGTCAACCCTTTTGGTGTCATTCCTTGGGTCTGCATTCACAACAAGTACCCTGCTGACGGGCAGGTGTTTCATGAAGGGCAGTCTGAACAACTAAGGCAGGCAACGTTGTCAACAGGCATTCAGAAGACAGACCTGAACCACATTCAACACCTGCAGTCATTCAAGCAACTTGTTGGCATAGGCTTTGATGACAGTGACAAAGCACAGAAGATGTCAGACCCTGCTTCAATCCTGACCGTTGACAACCCGGGTGCTTCTGTCAGTGTTCTTGACATGCAAGCAAACATCAAAAGTCATCTTGATGCAGTGCTTGAAGCAAGTTCAGTGACTCTGAATCAACTAGGCATCAGGCCTGAAATGACAAGGGGCACCCTGTCTGCATCTTCAGGCTATGCCCTGACAATTCAACTGCACAACCTTGAAAGGCAGTGGGAACAAAGGCGAAACCTGTGGAGACTGTACGAACAACGTTTCTATGATGTTGCCCGCCTTGTGTGGCAGGCCTTCACAGGTGAAGCACTGCCTGAAGGCAAAGTGCAGGTTGAATATCAACCCCTTGGCCCTGGTGCCAACCTTGTTGAACAGGTCAACACCTTTGCAGTTGCTGTCAGGGAGAAACTGTTGTCAAGGCAGCATGCAATGCAACAACTGTGGGACATGACACAGGAACAGGCAGAAGCAGAGATTGCATTGATTCAACAAGAAGAAGTTGCCCTGATGCAACCCCTGTTGCCCTTGACAGGCCTGTCTGATGTCAATTGACAGCCTGACAGAAACAGCAGAAGAACAAGTCAAAAGGATTGCAAGGCAGTACAGGAAACAACTGCCTGACTTGCGTGACTTTATACTGCAGTGGATACGAGACAACAGACAGGCTGACGGGCTGTTGCGCTCACAAGTCAGCCTTTCCCTTGTGTATGCCCTGATTGATCGGGCAGGGACTAAGAAATACTTTGACTTTGACCCTTTCTTGAACCTTGCGACAGAGACAGCCCTACAGAAGTTGAAGGGATTGGGGATTGAATACACAGGGGGGCTTGAAACGCCTTCAATCAGGGGGCTTGAAGCAGCCCTTGCAGGTGAAGGGGTTGCTTTTCTGGAACAACAACAGGCAGCCCGTGACACTGCAACCCTGCAGGTTGCAAGGGTCAGAGACAACATTGCAGCACAGGTGCAGCAGGTGTTGCTTCAGATGCAGGTTGTGCCCACCCCTTTGACAGTGGCAGCAGCACAAGTGTCTGCAGTCAGCAACCTGTCACAGGGTCAGGCTGAAACGATTGTCAGGACAGCCTTGTCAGGGCAGGTGCAGTCAATTCAGAATGCAGCAGGGGCAAGGATGGAGCAGGCAGGCATTGATGTCTTGTACCTGTATTCAGGCCCTGATGACAACCTTGACAGGCCCTTCTGTGATGTCTGTGTTGGTTATGCCTTCACAAAAAAGCAGATTGCAGCCCTGAACAACAACCAGGGCCTTGCAGTCACTACACACTGTGGCGGATACAACTGCAGGCATGAATGGGTGCCTGTGCCTGTCACCTTTGTTGAACGTCAGAACATACCCCTTGCCACAGGTGACTTGATAGGCAGGGCAAACAGGGCTGCAAGATGATCAAGATCCCAAGGAACATACAACTGCCGATCCCTGAAGAACTGTCACCTGACACTGCCCTTGCAATCGTTGAAGTTGCAGGGTCAACAGGTGTTGCTGCTATCAAGACAAGAACACGGGCAGGCAGGGGCATTGATGACAACAAGATGAAGACACCTTCAAAGACTCCGAACGAGCAAGGCACCTATTCAAAGGCCTACAGTGACAAACGGGCTGACAGAAGGGTTGACATCAGGGATCTGACTTGGACAGGGGCAATGGTTCAGGGTGTCATTCTTGACAGGATAGAAACCACACAGACAGGGGCGCGGGCAGTCATCACAGTCACAAACGATCAAAAAGAAAAGGCTGCCTTCAATCAGGTCATGTCACCCTGGTTCGGTATCAGCCCACAGGATGAACAGGCAATCCTTGCCGTTGCAGAAGCAGAACTGCAGAAGTTGCTTTCACAGGCATAAAAAAGCCCCTATTCAAGGGGTTGAACAGGGGCTTTTCAGATTGTACTGATGCCCTGAAACAATAGCACATGAAGGGTCACACCATGACAGAGAAAACCAAAGAAGAAGAAGTGTTGAATCAACTTGCTGCCTTGTTCCTTGATGATGAAGAACAACCTGCAGAAGCCCCTTCAGAAGCCACAGAAGGGACAGAACAACCTGCAGAAGGGGCAGGGGTTGATGTTGCAGCCCTGCAAGCAGAGAATGAAGCCCTGAAGGCACAGTTGCAGGAATACACAGAACAGGCAGGCAAGTTGCTTCAAGCCCGGGTGAAGAACTTGTCAGACAAGAAGAAGGGCAAGATGCAAGATCTTTTTTCAGCCTTGAAGGCTGACAACCCCTTGCAACAACTTTCGATTTTGCATACAATTCAGGGTGCTACGTCTGCACCTTCAGTAGACAATGCAAGGCACAGTGCAAACAGTGTCAGCACCAAACCAAAGAACCTGAAAGAATTGAGGGGCAACCTGAAGAAGATTCTTTCAAATGCCAACAAGTAGGAGTGTGAATCATGGCAACTGAAACACTGACAAGCCTTGCGAATGGCTTGCGTCAGAACTATGGCAATGAAATTGTCATGTCCCTGGTAGACAGTGGCGGCAGTCACCTGAAAAGCATTGTGCCCCCCAATTCTGTCATTGGCAGACTCTCTGTCAACAACAGGATCTTCTTTCAGGGCATGGGTGCAGACAGGGGTGGACGGTACGCTGCACAGTTCCCTGTGTACTACTCTGCAGGGGCTGCTGCATCCTATGCGCAGGGTGATGCCTACCCTTCTGCAACAAATGTCAGCATTGCACAGGCACTTGCAGAATGGGCGCGGTATTGGATCCCTATGGAAATGGACGGGCTTGCAATCCATGCTGCACAAGGCAACTCTGTTGTCGGTGACTTGGACAGCATTGCACTTGAGTTTGAACTGAAACTGAAGGCCCTGTTTTCTCGCCTTGAAAATGACCTTGTCAAAGCACAGTCAGGAAACAACCTTGCAGGGGTCAAGACTTGGATGACAAACACAGGCACCTTTGAAGGCCTGTCTTTGACAAACTCATGGTGGCAGCCTGCGATCAAGGATGCTGCAACCAATCCCATCACTCGGGCAATGATCCGTGAAGTGTTTGCACAACTTGCCGATCAAAATGCACGGCCTAACGAGATCTGGTGCAGCAGAACGCAATACAACAAGATTGCAGAAGTGCTTGGCAGTGACATTCAGTATGTTGAAGTGCAGAGTGTTGAAGGCTTGATCCGCACCTTCACCCTTGACGGGGTGCCTGCCTTCCCGATTGACAGCATGGAGCCTTCAGGCAATGCAGTGAACGATGAAGTCTGGTTCATCAACACTGACATGATGTCACTGCATTTTCTGCCGCAAGACACCCCACAGACAGACGTTGAACTTGAAACAATGCCTGCTTCTTTTGAAGGGTACCCTGTGGGCGTGAAAGCCATTGATCCGGGTCATGATGCAGAGTCAATGATCATCAAGTGCTACCCTCAACTTGTGTGCAAGAATCCAAGTCAGTTTGGTGTCATTTTTGATCTTGCTACTAGCTAAGACACAACAGAAAAGGAGTCAAAACAATGGCTGTTTCACTTGCTAAGGTGGAGTCACAAGAAGACTACACAGGGATCGGCAAACTTGTTGATCTTCAAATGGCAGTTGTCGACACAGACGGATCAATTTCCTATGAAGCAGGGGGCGTTGAACTTGACCTTGCATCATTCTCTGACAACCTTGTGACAGGTGACTTGCTTGCCCTTCACGGCTATGTCAAAGGGGCAGTTGCAGAAGCCAATATTGTGGATTACAAAGTGAAGTACAATCACTCCACAAACAAAATGCAGTTGTTCATGCTAAGAACTGCAGCAAACGGGGGCACTGCTGAACCCGGAACAACCACAATCACAACAACCTTCAGGCTTGTCTTGTTCTTTGTTGAACCAGGCACAAACGCTTGATGTTGATGTTGTAATTTTGCAAAGGGGGTCAACAAATGCAAAACGAACAACTGCAGAAACTTGACGGGCTTGCCCTGTCTGACTACCTCAGAACACTGCCTGCCACTGTCCACAGAGAAACATGTGAGGACATTGCAGGGTGGGTTGACTTGTCAACCTGGTGTGAACTTGAAGAACCTTTTCAGACCTACGTTGCATGGGGCATTGAAGGTGAATCAGGTTCCTATGGCAACGGCAGAACGTTTGCCCTTGAGATAGTCGGGCAGGGTGTGACCCTGATGCAGGGCTTTGACAGAAGAAACAGAAGGGTCAAAAAGACCTTTGAACCGGGTGAAATTGTGGTCATGCGGGCAGGTGAAGCCCGGGTCACTTTCAAGACATACGGCCCAGGGTCTTCAATGGCATCAGACAGGGGCAAGGTGAAAGAACACAAGCCTGAACCTGTTGCAGTTGTTACCAAAAAGACAAGGCAGAAGAAATGAATAGGGCGGGTCAAAGGGGCACAGTTGTCAGGGGTGAACAGGATGCCCTGCACTATAGGCTGATGATTGATGACTCTGAAGCCACTCTGACAGCAGCAGAGGTTGCAGTGCTTGATACCAACGGCAACACCCTTGTTGCAAGGACATCAACAGGGGTGACAATGTCAGGGGCTGTTGCCACCTATTCAAGAACATGGTCTGCAAGTGTCTTTCAAATTGAAGATGCCTTCAGGGCTGTCTTCTACCTCACAAGCGGCGGCGTTGAATACACAAGGTCACTGTACTTTGACGTGGTTTTCAGGGCCTTCAACAGTCAGTTGACTGACAGTGACATCACTGATGTCAATCCCTACATTCAGACCCTGTCAGGGCAATCAAGCCTTGCCACCTTCAGGCGTGAAGCATGGAGAATGATCAGTGACACCTTGCGACAACGTCTGCAGGACAGGGGCAACAGGTCTGTCAACCCGGGCAATGTCTTTTATCCTGAACAGTTCTTCAATGCACACAGACTGCTGACAATGTCACGTTTCTACTTTGCCACTTCCTTCAGTTCTGCAGGGTCTGAAGACTGGGACAAGTACCTTGCCCTTGAAGCACAGGCCTTTGCTGCCATTGATGCACAACTTGCCAAGGTTGACGTTGACCTGTGGCCGCAGGATGGGCGTTTGGAGCCACAGGAAAGGGGCAGAAACTTCAACGGGGTGTCACTAGTCAGATGACCTTTTCAACTGCCATGAACAGCCTGAAGACTGCCGTTGAAGCCACAGGCTTGACAGCAACTGCAGGCACCTTTGACAGCACCCTGCAAACTGCTTCAAGGGTCAAGTATGATGGTGCCTACATGTTCAGGGTTGAATCAGGGGCTGCCTTGTATCAAGAACTGAAACTGTCACCTGAAGCCTTCAGTGTGACAATCACCCTTGAAATAGGCACAACCTTGAAGTCAGGTGAATCCTTTGAAGATGCACAGGCAAGGGCCTTGTTGCGCTCACAGAAGGCAATTGAAGCCCTGATTGCAAACAATCATACTGACGTTGTCAACATCACCAGGACAGGCACAAGCACAGTGCTTGTCAATGACAGGCAACAGGTGACTCTGCAGCAGTTCACTTTGATCTTTCAGGAGTAGAAAACATGACAGACAGGGGCAGACATGACAGGCCATGGGCGCGGGCAATTGTGATTGAATCACCCCCTGCCCCTGCAGTTGAACAAGACCCTGCAGCAGAAGAAGAACAACTGCCTGCAGATGATGCTGAAACTACAAAGGAGTAGAGACAATGGCAGGAAACTACAAACGCGCCGCGCTTGGATTGATCGGCTTTGTACCTGAAGTCAACCAGGGATATTCACCTTTTGAACAGTCAAGCAAGTCTTCAGGCAACACAACAACTTCACTTGTGATTGAAGTGACTTCAAGCACTTCTGCCCTGTACCCTGCAGGCCTTGCTGATGCAACAGCCCGTCAGAACTTTCTTGCAGACTACTTCAACGGGCTTTCTGTGTACCTGCCTGACAGTGAAGAACATGCATACATCACTGACACTGCCTATGTTGAAGCAAGTTCTGCCCTGACTCTGACAATCACCCCTGCCCTGGCAGCAGCAAGGGACAGTGCAACCTTCTATATTTTCGGCAGGTTGCCTGCAACGTCTGACTTCACGGTAGGCAAAGAAAACCTGACGCGCCTTGACTTCAGAAGGGGTTCATGGACACCCCCAAGCAACCTGAAGGGATTGTCACAGGTTGAAGGTTCGATTGAAACTGAATTGCTTGGACTTGAGACCCCTATTTCAGGGGCAGGGGCAACTGTCACCCTTGACAGGTATTCACACTTGTTGAGTGCAGTGGGCACAAGGTCTGCACATGTTGCTGACACAGTGCAGGCAGGGTCAACCACAACAGCAATCAACCTATCAACTTCAGAAGCAAACGTGTTCAGTGCAGGTGATGCTGTCTTGATTGAAGGTCAGGTTGCCTATGTCACAGAAGCAACAGAAAGCCCGTCAGGTGACACAATCATCATTGCCCCTGCCTTGTCTGCCACCCCAACAGCAGCAGAACCCTTTCATGCAGGTGAAAAGTTCACCCCTGATGACACAGGGCAACTGTCTCTGACAATGGTTGAACTGATTGACGATCAACTGATTCAACACAAGGGCTGCATCATCAATGTCAGCCTGGCAAGTCAGTTCAGTCAGACCCTGACCATGACAGTTGAAGCCACAGGTGAAGACTTTGAACTGACTGACTCCTTCACGATTGCAGGCAACATTCCCCTTGCAAGCAAGAACAGCACACCCCCTGCCCCTGTGAAGTTTGTGCAGGGTCGGGCTTTCTTTGGAAGCACTGAACTTGACTGCAGCAACGTTGACTTCAACTACAACATTGAACGCTCTGTTGTCAGAGACACAGGTGACAGTGACACTGCACAACAGTCTGTGTTTGTCACAGGGCGCGCCCCTTCTGCAGGGGTGTCCTTCAGGAACAAAGCAAAGACCTTCAAGGACACCACAGAAGCAAACGGCACACAGGCCCGGCTTCTGCTGCAGTTTGGCAATGAAGCAGGCAACACTGTTGCAATCATAGGCAATGCACAACCTTCTGACCCTGCAACATACGGGGACAATGAAGGCATCAGCACTTATGATGCAACGTTTGCCTTTGTCGATGATGAAGTTGCAACGACTTACAACAAGGCGTTCTTCTACCGTTTCTAACCTTTCAACGTGAATGGGGGTCAACATGTCACGTTTCACACTTCAATCCTTGCGCAACACAAGAATCAGGCTTGTCAGCAAGTTTGATCCGGCTATTGATTGGGAAGCAATGTCTGCACAGGGCATTGCCTTTGATGACTATGATGCCAGGAAGCACAGTGACAAAGTTGTTGTGTTGCCTGATATGAAGGCCCTTGCTTTCTGGTGTCACAGTCCAACAGTCAGGGAAAGAATCACTGCTTTTCAGCAGGCAGGAATTGAAGTGGATTCAGAGTCTGGTGTTCAGTACATAGGTGCAGCGTCAACTTCTGCACTGTATGCACCGGGCAACGGGGCACTTGTTGGTCTGACCCTCGCTTGCAAGTGTCTCGCCTATCTTGTTATTGACAGCATTGACAGTGTCACAGTCACCCCCTTCAAACAGGTCAACAAGTACGGTCTGAAACAGGTGACACAGGCAGCCCTTGAAAGCATTGCCCCTGTTGTCAATCATGAAGTCAGCATTGATGACCTTGACCCCCTGTTGATTGAAATAGGGGGTTGTTTCCTGAATGAAGACAGTGAAACGGGAAACTGATTGAAGGCCTTGAAGCGGCTTTCTTTTGGCCCTTCATGAAAGAACAGCACAACCTGCAGAATGACTGTTCAGTCTGCAAAACAGATGAACACGTTGCCACCCTGTGGGGGTGCAGGGGGCCTTCACCTGAAAGGGGTGGCTTTGTGTATGACATAGGGGGCAGGCCTTGCAGAAGGTGCCCCCTGTCCTTGTTGAAGCAGGAAACTGTTCAACATGCCTTGCGACTCTACAAAGCCTACAAACGCGGGCACCTTGTGTCAGCAGGCAGCCTTGATGAACAGCCTGCACTGTATTGTGAAGTCATGTATACTTGTGAAGCCCTTGAAGTTTCTGCTGCAAACTGGGACATGAAGCAGAGTCAAGAAAAGGCAAACAAGAAAACAAAGGCAATGAAGCAAAGGTCTTGAATCATGGCAACACAACCCCTTCAGATCCCCATCCTTGCTGACATTTCAGGTGCCCTGCAGGGCTTCAAGAAACTTCAACAGAATGCAAAGAAGTCTTTCAGCAAGATAAGCAGAAGTGCAGGCAACCTTGCAAACATTGTCACAGGCTTCAGTTCTGCCGTTGACCTTGCCAAGGGAAGCCTTGACGGGCTTGAAAGAAGCCTGCAGGCCCTGGTGAAGACAGGTCAACAGATTGAAAGGGCAAAGTTCTTCAACGTACAAATTGAAGATGCAAAGGCCCTGCAGAAGCAATTTGATGGGGCAATCAGCAAGGCAACAGCCTTCAACACCCTGATTGAACTGCAGGCTGCAGGCATAGGCAAAGAACTTGCCCCTGCCATTGCACAGGCATCAAGGGCACTGTCTTTTGTGGCAGGCTTGCCAAGGGCAGAGATCCTGCAGCAACTGACTTCAGGTGAAGTGTCTGATGACATCTTGCAAAAGATAGGGGTCAGGGCAGGTGAACTTGCCCTTGCCACCCAACAAAGGGCAAACGCCCTTGACAGAGAGTTGACCAAATATGACAGGGTGAAGATTGCCCTGGCATTGATCAACAAGGGCGCGACAAGGTTGGGCACAACCCTTGAAACGATTGCAGGCAGAGACATTGTCAACCCCATCACCAAACTGAAGAACAGCCTGCAGGATCTTGTGTTTGGTGTACTTCGCACCATTGCCCCTGAAGTCAACAAGATCATCAAGTCAGCAGGGGGTGTTGACGGGCTTGTCAAAAGGATTGAAGGCTTTGTCAAGAACAGCCTGTTGCCTGCCATTCAAGACCTTGTCAAGCAAGTCAAGAAAGCCCTGAAACAGATTCAAGATGAAGCAAAGTCAGGGGGCAAGTCTTTCTTCTCTGTCTTCACTTCAAGGATGTCTGAAGCAGTGTCAGAAGGCATTCTGAAGGGCATTGTGATTGCCACAAAGAAGGGGGCAAAAGGCCTTGCACAGTTTGTTGCAGCACAGTTCACAAGTTCAACTTCACTTGCTTCTGCAGACTTTCAACGACGTGAAGAAGCAAGGTTGCGAGCAGCAAGGCAGGCTGCAAACAGAGTCACAGGCACTGCATCAGTCACAGGCAGCCTGATTGTAGGAGGCACAAAAGGCGGCAGGCGGGGTGTGTCAAGGGCTGCACAGGAAATTGCAGCAGAACGGGCTGCCCTGGCGTCAGAAGCCCGCGCCCTGACACGCAACTTTCTTTCAACTGCCCTTGATGCCCTTTCAAACTTGGGGGGCACCATTTCCGGGGTCTTTTCAAGCCTGAAAGACTTGCCTGAAAAGGCAAAAGTATTCCTTGCCACCAAACAGACAAGGGAAGCCCTGTTGTCTGTGGTCAAGGACATTGACAAGCCCCTGCTTCAACAACTGCAGTTGATACGAAACAACACCAAACTGACGGATCAACAGAAACAGGCTGCAGTCATTTTTGCAATTCAAAGCAAGGCAGGCCTTGATGATGCCCGGGAATACCTCAGGAATCAGCAAGTTGTGACTTCAGAACTGAAGGCTGCAAACAGTTTCTTGACAAGCAATGCACAACAGGCAGCCCTTGCCAAACAAGAAAACGACAAAACAACAGACCTGACAACAAGCCTGAAAAGACTTGAAGCACAACTTGAAGTGCTGTTGATACGCCGCGCCAAACTTGAACAGCAGATTGCCACAGGGCGCGGGCTGCAGGTTGTCAGGGCGCGGGCACAACTTGCAATCACAGACCAACAGATCAAGCGGGCAGGTGACTTTGCACAAGCCTATGCTAGGCAGAACGCCCTGCAGAAGACAGCACTGTCATTTCAACGATTGCAAGGAGACCTTGAACGGCAACAGGAAATTGAAAGACTCAACAGGCAGTCAAGGCAGATTGCAGCAACTGCCAAACTGAACACCCTGTCACTGCAGGGGCAACTGCTGTCAGCAAAAGGCTTCAGTGCCCAAGCAAGCCTGATTCAGCAGGAAATACAGGGCAAACGTCAGATTGCAGACCTTGATGCAAAGATCTTGCAGACACAACAGGCAATTCAGAAGGTGACTCTGCAAGCAGCAGCAGACAGGTTGAAGGGCAACAAGGCTGCAGCAAGTGCAGCAGAACAAAGGGTTGCAGCCCTGAACACACAGAAGACTGCCTTGCAGGAACAAAGGGATCTGCAGGTTCAGATTGCAGCGCAACTGACAAAGAATGCAGAACAGGCAACGACCTTTGCAGGGGGCTTCAGACAGGCCTTTGCAGATGCAGAGAATGCAGGCAGAAACTTTGTCAATGTGTTGGGTCTGCAACTTGGCAACCTGTCAAGAAGTGCAATTCAGTTTGCCACTGACAGCCTTGTCAAGCTAGGTGAAGGCCTGGGGCAACTTGCACAGGGCCTGAAGGGCTTTGACCTTGGGGCTGACTTCAGGCAGCGGGCTTTGTCTTTTCTTTCAGATCTTGCCGTTCAACTGGGCAGTTTCTTTGTCACGGCAGGCACAGGGCTTCTGCTTGCAGGTGATGTTGCAAGGGGGCCTGCTTTGATCGGCATAGGGGCAGCCCTTGCCACAGGTGGGGGCTTTGTGAAGGCCTTTGCAGGGGGCACAGGGGCAGCAACTGCCACTGCAGGCATCAATGCAATCAGGCAGTCACCTTCTGCAGCCCCTACTCGGCAGCAACAACAACAGACAACTGAAACATTCATCCTGTTCAACAGGGCACCTTGGTCACTTGGCACCCCAGAACAGGAGTTCAGACAGTTTCAGGCATGGAAGAACAGACAGTCACGCACAATAGGGGGCAGATGATGGGCCTGGGCAATCCCCCTTGCTTTGTAGGCAAGGTCAACATCACGTCAGAAAACAATGAATTGTATTGGTCAGAACAAACGTCAGGGGCAAACAACACAAGCCTGAACATTGCAGAACTGTACCCTGAAGCCCTGGCAACAGAAATATCAACTGCAATGACTTCTGCAAGCGTTGCAGGCAATGCCTATGCCTGCACCTTTGACCCTTCAACAGGGAAGTACACCATTGAAAGAACGTCAGGCACTGAAGACTTTGCCATTGATGCAAGGACATCACAGGCAGGCAATGCATGGATAGGTGGAACAACTGACTCAAAAGGCAACACATGGTCAACTGAACAGTACGGCCCTTTCACCCTTGGGTGGGCAGCAGCAACAGCCCTGACAGCCTATGCAGAAAGCCACACAAGCCCACAGGTGTCAGGGGCAGTGTGGTTTCCTTCACAACCTGCACAGGATGACAATGGGGGTGCTGACAATGCCCTTGTCACACAGGCTGCTGCAATGGACGGCACACAGGTGACCTATACCTTCACACAGTGGCAGACAAGCAATGAAAGCAAACACTTCCCTCACTACCTTGACAAGAATCAGACAAGAACATGGGTGTTTAGGTACATCACACAGGCAAGCAGGGATCAATTCATTCAGTTTTGGGGTGCTTATGCAAGGTCAGGGGGCGCGTTCAAGTTCTTTCCTGACTACTCTGCAAGCACGTTCTATGAATACAAACTGACCCTTGAATCCTGCAGAGAACGCACCTTCACAGAAAGAACAGTGCAGGGGTACCCGTACTATTCAGGCACCTTGTCTGCAAGGGGTGCAGAATGACAGCCCGAGACTATGCCCTGTTGATTGATATTTACGGCAGTGACTATGCCCTGTGCAGTCATGCTGTCTGCAAAGGTCAACAGGCCTTTGCAAGCAATGACAACACCCTTGTCAGAGTCTCTGCCCCTGTACCTTCAGGGTTGACAGTAGGTGTTGACCCCTACACAGGGCAGACTGACATGGGGGGCACAACCCTTCAACTCACACACTGCCCTGAACTGTTGACGGCACAGGCAACAGCCCCTGTCAGCACCCTGCTTCAGGAAATGACAGACAGCAGCACAACAGTCAGGGTGCCTTCTGCAAGTATCTACACAATCCCCGGGTACCTGTGGGTTGAACGTGAAGCAGTGTATGCAACGTCAAGTGCATCAGGGGCAGGGTATGATGACATTACAGTCACCAGGGCAGCCCTTGGCACAACAGCAGAACAGCACCCTGCAGGATTCAATGTGTACGGCAAGAATCCCCTGTTGCTAGGTAGAAAGGTTGTGCTGTCATGGCTTGCCCTTGATGATGTCAGCAGTGCAACTGTCCGTTTCAAGGGGTACATTGAAAACCTGCAACAGAACGGGCAAGGGGTCAGAGTCTCGATTGTTTCAGGGCAACAGTTGATCAATGACAGACAGGCCTTTGCAGGTGACTTTGCAGGGGGTGCCTTGCGTCAGGGTCTGTTGTATCCCGGTGGGGCAAACACCCTGCCCCCTGGTGTGTCAACAAATGCAGAAGACATCACAGTCAGACTGAAAGACAAGGCAACACCCTTTCCTTCACATGGCTTCAGAGGGGGTGCCTACTTCCCGGCCTATGTCAGGATCAACAATGAATTGATCAAGTACCAATTCACACAACACCCCTTGTTCAGTTTTGAAGTGTCAGGTGTTTCAGGGCAGACCTTGACCCTGACACAGACTGCAGACAGGGCAGGTGATGCAACCCTTGTCAAGGCAGGTGATATCATTGACTTGACAGACTCTGCAGGTGCCCTGCTGACAGGGGGTGAAGGCCTGCAGGTTGTGAGTGTTTCCACCCCTGCAAGCAGAACTGCCACCTTCACGATCAAGCACAACGGCAACCTGACTGTCTCTGCAGGGGATCTTGTGTCTGGTGTATATCAGCAGATGATACTTGATCCCCACATGGTCAGGGCAGTTGACAGCAGCATTGCAGAAACACACAAGGCAGAAGCACAGGCAACAGAAGTCAGAAGGATTGAACAGGATGCCCTGTTGCTGTTGCGTCAGATCTTGTTCAGTCTTGAAGGGGCAGGCAGCAACGGCCCTGATTCAGGCTTGTATGATGTGTTGCCTTCACCCTGGGGGCTTGGGTTCACAACTGCAGAAGTTGACAATGACAGCCTTGATGCACTTGCCCCCTTCAGTAGCGTCAGAAGGTACTATCTTGACGCGCCCTTGAAGGTCAGTGACCTTGTTGAATGGCTGTCAATTGAATTGAATTGCTTTCTTGTGTTCTGTGAAGATGGACTGTTGAGGGCAATCACAAGGGGTGATGTGTACCCCCTTCAGGGCACAAGTCACACTGTTGGGGCATCACAACTGAACAGGGAAGAAGTGCCTGCCTTGTTCGTTGACCTGTCCCTTGTGAAGAATGCTGCCCGGCTTGAAACTGACTTCAACATTGACGGGCAGGCAACGCGGGCAGTCAACTTGATTGAACGGGAGTCAGTGTCAATGCACGGTCAACTTGACTTGACCCTGTCTGACCCCGGATTGACAACGGCAGGGGGTGCTGCAGTCATCATTCCCTTGTTGACTTCAATTCTCAAGGCAAGGTCAAGACCCCTTGCAAGGTTCAGTGTGAAGGTGTTGTTGCAGCCTGCAACAGCCTTCAGGCCGGGTCAGGTTGTGTCATTCACTCTGCCACACTTTGCCAACCTTGAAGGGGACACGGGCTTCACAGGTGCCTATTTTGAGATCTTGCGCGCGCAACCTGCAGACAGCACAGGCCTTGTTGAACTTGAACTGTTGCAGAAAAGACAGCCTGCCAACCTTGGCCGGGTCTGTTTTGCAGGGGTGGTTGCTAGCGTTTCAGGGGCAGTGTTGACCCTTGAAGCAGCATCAGTGACACACTTTGCCCCTGCTGACCCTGACATTGAACCAGGGGGCAACGCGGGCACTGAAGATGTTGACTATTTCTTGCCTGATGACACTGTGACAGTGTGGGACAGCAGCAGCCTTGGGGGCACTATCAACACACATGATGCAACCCTTGTTGCCGTTGACACTGCAGCAAAGACCCTTGAACTTGATGCCTTGCCTTCAACATGGACAATTGCAGCAGGTGACATTGTCAGGCTTGACAGGTGGCAGGATGTCGGCAGCAGTGCAAACGCGGCAGAACGTCAGGGCCTGTACATTGCCCTTGCAGATGCAGGCACTGAAACATTGAACGGGGATGACCCCTACAAATGGGGGGTGTGACATGGCAATCACAAGCCTTTTCAAGGTACTTTCCTTTGACAGTGTTGAAGCAGGTGACAACATCCTTGAAACGTGGTTGACAAGGGCCTTTCAAGCAGTCAATGCCCTTTATGAAGGGACAATTGACTCTGCAGCGGTAGGCAAGACAGCAGGCAGTCAACTGTGGGAAGGTCACGATCATGGCCCTGGGGGCGGCCCTGCAATGCAAAGGGGGTGCCTGTATAGCATTGACGGGGGCAGCAGTGCCCTGTTCACCCTGGCATTGACGGCAAAGACACCGCAAGACATGACCTTTGACCAATGGTACACAATCCCCGGGTACTTTTCTGATGTTGGCAGGTTCTTTGTCAGTCCAAGGGTCACAGGGCCTTTGCAAGTGTGGGTCTGCTATGATTGTGTTGACAGCCCTGTGATTGTCAAAGCCCGTGAAGCAGCAGCAGCCCTGTCAGACCCTGACCCTGTGGGGGCAATCGTGCCTGTCACGCTAGACAAGACAACAGACAGTGCAGAGTCACCAACCTATCAATGGGCCTTGCTTCAAATGCCCTGCAGCCCGGGCAGGATGAATGCCCTGCAGATTGAATGTGAAAGTGAAACAGATGCAACCTTTCAGGTGTATTCAATCGTGATTGCAGAAGTTGAAGGCCTGACTGTCAACAGCAAGGGGGTCAGGTTGTGAGTATATATAGGTGGTTTTCAGAACTAGTGAATGAAATGACTGTAGGGCAACAGTGGCTTGACTCTGAAGTGCTGTTCAGGGTCACAAGTCAGGTCAACGCCCTGTATGAATTGATTCTTGACAAGCCTGCACCAGGGGCAACAAGTCAGGGCATTCAGGGTCATGACCACACAAGCACACAAGGGGGCAGGACAGTTGCTAGGGGCACCCTATACAGTGCAGGGGCAGGCAAGCAGCAACTGTTCAAGTTTGAAGGCCCGGGGTCAGGGGTGTGGGGCAATGCAGACAATGCAAACACAACTGCCCGTCAAAGGTCAGTGACTTTCAAGGCCTATTGTTCAGGCACAAGCACAGGTTCTTCATCACCCTACACAACCCCTGTTGCCTGGTGCAGTTTGCGTTTTCAGTTTGAAACACATGGAACAGCAAGGGTCATTTCTGTCAGGTTGCAGAACAGCACCCTGACAAAGACTTCTGACGTTGTGACCTTCAACATTCCGGGCAGCACAGGCATCATTTCAAGCAGTCCACCCTTGCTTTTGACTGAAGTGCCTATCACTGCAGGGTGGAATGACTTTGTGCTTGAACTGATGTCAGATCATGATTCACCGATTGTCTACACAACACATGTTGCCTTGCTTGAAGCAGCAGATGAAGATGGGTGCTATGAAAGCAGCACAGGTGTTTCACCCTTGGGGGGTCTGTGATGTCGTTTGTCACTTCAGGCTTTCAGGCCTTGAAATGGTCACTGTATCAGATTGCAAGGCCGGGCAAGTTTGTCCTTGCAAGTTCACTTTTTCACAACATCAATGGGCTGTTTGAAGCAGTCACAGGCAAGCCTGCACCAGGGGCAGGGGTGCAGACTGTGGCAGGGCACAACCACAGTCTGCAAGGGGGCTTCCCTGTCTTTCGTTCCTATGTAGGGGGCTTTGATACAGGGGAGTCCATAGGCTACACACTGACAGGGGTGTCTGCAGTGGCAACCCCTGTTCCCCTGTGTGACAAAAGTCCTGCCTTCAGGGCATACGTCAACCCTGCAGTCACTGACCTGCTTGCAGGCCCACCCACCCTTGAATGCAAGGCGTATGTCATTCTGACAAATGCAGGAGGCACTTCTTCTGACTTCAAGTTCACCTTGCGCAACATTGACAACGGCACAAACAGCACAACCACAACAGAGACAGTGCCTTCAGGCACAACTGTCAGCAAATGGATTGACATTTCAGGGGTTGATGTTGGCAAGGGTGGCTGGGTCGGGTATGATCTTCTTGGGGGGTTCACAGGCACAAACGGCACGATCATTGTGACTGCCTGCATTCTTGCAGAGACACAGGCGACAGTGACAACATCAACAGGGGTGAAGTATGACAGTGCAACTGCCACAACCAGACCTTGAAGCGACCCTGACACAGATTGACAGGGCAACTGAAGACTTCATTGACTTCTTGAAGGTGCAGAGTGAAACGTTGCAGGCCCTGGTGACTGCTTCAGGCACTTATGATGCAGTTGAACACTGTGCCCTTGAAGAAGAATGAAAACAGAATGGGTTGAAATGGTTGCAGACCAATTGAAACAGTCTGCAGTCAGACATGCACAACAGGACGGGTTGATTGTGGACATCAGAGACAGGGTGGCAAGAATAGAACAAGACCTGCTGCACTTGCGCGAACAAACGCGGGCACAGGATCAAACACTGCAACGAATAGCAGAAGCAGCATCACCTTCACAACTGAAAGACCTTGTTGCCACTGTTCAGAAACATGAACAGACCCTTGCCCGGATCATGGTGGCAGCCGTCGTTGCACAGTTGCTGTTTGCGCCTATTGTGGCAGGCCTGGTGTCTGTCTACATGCAACCAAAGAAGGCAGCAGTGACTGCCCCTGCCCCTGCCAAGGGGGTGCGCCCATGAAAGAAGTGCTTGCAGAACTGTTTTCTGACGTTGACGGGCTGTCACCTTCTGAGGTGATGGGCTTTGTTTCAGGGGTGGCAGGCATAGTGCTTGCCTTTATGAAGAACAATCAGAGTGCAACAGTGCTTGCCTTTGCAGCGGGCTGTTTTGGACTCAACAAGGCAGCAAGTGCAGTTGTGAAGACACAACAGTCAAAGGCAGTGCAGGTTGCCATGAAACAGCCTGCCCCTACCCCTACCCCTGCAAACATCAAGACAGGGCCTTCTGTGCCTGTCACAGACCCTGCAAAGGGGGTGTGATGACTGCAAAGACCTGGTTGATCATTGCAGGTGTCCTTGTTGTGGCAGGTTTTCTTTTTGGGGGTGTCCTGTTTGGCTTGTTTGGTGCTTCTGCAACTGCTGCTGCAGTGCAAGTTGCAAGACGTAGGCAGAAAAAGCAACTGCAACAAGAACAACAGATTGAAGATGACAAGAAGAAGAGAATTGAACAGATTGACAGAGACATCAAACATGAAGCCCGGATCATGCACAACAAGACAAATGCAGAACTGAAACAGGACATCTTGAAAGACCTTGATGACCTTGACCCAAGGCGTTGACATGAACAAGACCATTGCAGCCTTGACCCTTGTTGCCTTTCTTTGTGCCCCTGTGGCGCGGGCTTCTGATGTTTGCTTCACCAGGGCACAGGCTCTGAAGGTGTCAAAGACTCTGAAGGCCTGCAAGGGTGACAAAAAGAAACACAAGGTTGAACTGCAGGCCTTGAAGGCACAGTGCAAGTTGCAGATTCAGGGGGCGCGGCAGGACTGCAGAAAGCCCCCTGCAGTGCATCCTGCAGTGTGGTTTCTTGCAGGGGCTGTTGTCACAGGGGTTGCTGTTGGTGTGATTGTTTGGCAGGTGTCTGTTCTTGATAGGCCTTGACAAGGCGTTGCAGAAAGGGTTGCTGCCTTGCAATGTCAGCCCTGATTGATGCCAGGGGCGCGCGCCCTTGAAGCACAGGCAGGTACAGTTGACTTTCCCTGTTCCTTTCCCACACACACTTCAACCAGACAATTGAATTGTATGCCCTTTCATCATCATGGTCACAGACACATTGCACATGTGCAGTGTGCAGGTCAGGGCACATCGACCACAGGCAGGCCTTCAACAGGGTGACATTCATGACAAATCAAACAACATGGGTTGTCTGTTGTCTTTTTTGCTTTCTTTGATGACTTCAAGTTCTTCATATTCAACCTTTTCATTGAGTGTCTTTGCCCACCTATACTTTGCAGAGAACACTGCATCTTTGTTTTTTTGGTGGTCGTTTCTTTTCCATGTGCCCCTGACCTTTGTTTCATATTCAAGTACCCACCCTGCCCCCTTCAGTGAACTGCCTGACTCTTCTGTCAAGGTATATGTTTGAATCCTTCTGAACCCCATTTCCTTTGCAATCCTAGCAGCAGCCCCAAGCAAAAAAGAACAGGCATTCTTGCAACCATTTGTTGCAACCCTTGACACTTCAATCACATCAGGCAGGTCACAGGCACGCGCACAGGGTCTGTTCATGATTGCCACACCAACAAGTTGACCATTCTTGACAGCCCCTATGCTGTACCTGTGCATGATGACAGGGGCATGATGCCTGTGAAGTGCTGCAATATATTCGTTTGCCTTGTTCAGGGTCAAAGGTATGACTTTCATTTCTGCCCCCTGATGCTGTCCTTGTGCCTGATGACATTGTTTGCCTGCAGCAGGCCTTCTTCAACAGCCCGTTCAAAGCATTCAGAGTGCAAGACAACAAAGTTTGAAAAGTCACGCCCCCTTCTGTCACGCCAAAAATACCGCGCCCCTGGTGCAGAACAGATGTCACAGTGATGTTCAAGGATGATGTTTTCATCTTGTGCCTTGCACTGTTGCTTGTACTTCTGCCGTTGCCTTTCCCTTTCCACTGCTTTGTAGGTTGTTTGATAGTATTTTCTAGCCTTTGCCTTTGTGCATTCTCTGCACAGTGTGGCATGCCTTGTCAGGCCCTTTGTGGTGTGCCTGTAGAAGTCAGCACAGGGCAAGAACTGCTGACAGCCCTTGCACCATTTCTGCCCTGCATCAAGTTCTGCAATCATTTTCTCTGAAGGAATCATTGTGTGTGTCCTTTTCAATCAGAAGGGTTGTGTGTGTTTTGAAGTGTGCCTTGATGATGCCCCCTGCAACAGGCAGAGTCAGGGCAAACAAAGGGCCTGTGACCCTGTCACCTGCAAGGGCGCGATCAATCAGACACCAGGCAGCAACAACTTCTGCCCCTGTGAACTGCCCCTTGAAGACAACTTCAAGTTTCAATGAACCTGCCCTGTTCAGGTTCAAACGTCAGAAAGCAGGTGCCTGTGGGGCCGTTTCGTTGTTTGGCAATGATCAACTCTGCTTCATGTGGCTTCTGCTTGTCTGTGTCTTCACCGTTGTAAACAGCATCACGATACAAGAACAGGATCTTGTCAGCATCCTGTTCAACTGCCCCTGATTCACGCAAGTCAGAAGGCAGGGGGCGTTTGTCTTTTCTCTTTTCAACGTCTCTGTTCAACTGTGAAAGGACAATCACAGGGCTGTTGTTTGTCCTTGCCCATTCTTTGCAGGCCTTTGACATGGCAGCAACTTCAAGTTGCCTGTTTTCAAACTTGCTGCCCCTGTTCAGGCCGGGCACAAGTTGCAGGTAGTCAATGACAGGCACCCTGCCCCTTGACCTGTGCAGCATTTCATTCAGGGTCAGGTTGCCCCTGTCTTCAAGGCGTAGGTTCATGCTGTCATCAATGTGACTGACTGCCTGTGTGTATCGTTTCAACCTTTCAGAAGGGGTCAGGATGTCAGACCCTGGGATCCCTGCAAGGATTGCAAGGCACCTGTCAAGAATCTCTGCCTGCCCCATTTCACAACTGTAGAAGTCAACAGGGCGTTGAAATGACATTGCAATTGCAAGGCACAGTGCAAAGGCTGTCTTGCCCATGCCAGGGCGCGCTGCAAGGACAATGAGTTCTCCATCACGGAAGCCCCCTTGCAACATGTTGTTCATCCTGCCCCATGTTGTTTTCAGGACATGCTTCTGTGGGATCCCGATTGATTCAACAAGGTGAAGGAACCTTCTCTGCAACAGGTCACAGAAAGTGTGTTCTTCTGCAGGGGCAGTTGTTGGCAGTTTCAAGATGACATCTTGCACTTCACCAGGGGTCAGGCCCTTCTGCACTGCTTCAAAGACAAGGCGTTGACGGGCAAGGCCTGCAAGAATGTTGACCACAGGAATGAAGGTCTGTGCAGTTGCCCCTTGTTGTTGTTTGGCATGCAGAAGGTCAAGGGCTGACAGCAGATACTTCTGCAGCCCTTCAGGGGCATCAATCCTTTCAATGATCTGAATTGCATCTGTCTGTCCCTGACTGACACAATTGAAGATGAACTGTGCATGTGTACTGTTGAAAAGGGCAGGCCCGAAACTGCCCATTGCAGTCATGATTGTGGGGGCATAGGTAGGTTCAAGCAGGGCTGCA